AGGAACGTAATCTTTACTCGCTTTGAATCCCGAACGAAGTTTACGTTTACCATCGCCATCCTTTTCCCATATTATATCGAGTTTAGCATCTGTACACTCATTTACTATATTATTAGCTTCGTTAGAGTCCCATAGTCCATACGACGTATCTCGCGTCCATACCTGGTTTGTATCTGAACATATACGTTTACACCCTTTTGCTGTATTCACATCCCCATCCACTTGATGTATCACAACACCACCATGACCACACCAACCATCGTCGCCTAGTTTAGTTTGGTTAGGTATTACACCGCCAAGTGCTTCTGCGGCCGCTTTATCCGCCGCTTCTTTTGCGATCCTCGCATTCTCTTTCTCCTGTTCGTTTACAATTGCTTGTTGTTGATCAAATAATGATTTATAATGTTGTGGATTATCGTCTACTTTAGAATCTGTGTTGGGATTAGGGTCATCGACGAATTGTAAACCTACTCTATCCGTATTTGTTTTTTTAGGCCATTGAACTTTAATAACGTGTCCATCACCACGTGAACACGCTTTACCCGTACCGAGTTGTTTTTGTGTATGCGTATGTTTCCAGAATTGACACCAGTGTTTATTGGGATCATTAGCAGGTCCACACCCAAACTTCTCTACACCTAAAGTTGATTTATTCTTCTTAACTTTTGAATATATACCCTCACAATCCTTGTTCTGCGCATTTTCCCACGCCGACATATCTAAATCACGGAATTCAAAACTACCCAAATTTTCAGTAAACTCATCTTTTTCGAATCTAAGGAGTTGTGTATTAACTTTCTTATCGTCCGAAACTTCGTTATAGTATATATCGATCGTATTATTACCAATGATATTATCACCAAAAGTTTTATTACTAAAAACGTTTAATTTAACATCCGTTTCATTTTTTCTATTATTCGAATCACTATTTTCAGTCCGGTGAATTTCGTTATTATTTTTATCTTTAACAACGAGAATCCATTTATTTACTACATCTTCGACACCCGTTTTGTTTCTCCATGAGAGATCCACACTGTCTATTATATATTCTTCAACAGTTCGTTGACGAAACCTATATAATAGAAATATGATAAATAGAATGATTAAAAGAAGAAGTATCATTTTATATATCACGAGATATTTATTGGTGGAGTATATTTATTGTTCTTCAGTTTCAGTTTCAGTTTCGCCAGTTGGAGTTCCGTGTTTGGAAAATTCAACCGCGGCATATATAGTGATGGCAATAACAGAAGCAGTGAATAGAAAAATTGGTGTAGAGTTTCCCAAGTTTCGTGCGCTAATCATTTTATAGTATAGCCAGGGAAAAAAATATTACACTAATATAAATGAGTAGTCGTCCTGTGTCTAATGTTCTTCTCGAAGCACTTTTTATTGGTTTAATGTTACAACTTTTGGTCATGGGTCTCACAAAATTTGTATATAAAGGTACGGGCATGTTAATTATTGCGGGTGCGTTAATACATTTACTGTTTGAGTATTCACCTTTCGGTAATATAAATGAAAAATGGTGTAAAATTATATTTAAATAGTTTACTACATTACATGTTAGAATTCATCTCGTCTAAAAGAGTATCTTTGTCTCTAAGAAGTTCAATTAAATCATCGTTTAAATCTTTCAATTTATGTTCAATTTCCTCGTTATACCCATCAAGGTAGGATTTGTAAAATTCTCGTTCATTACCTACGTTGTGTCCTTTATCCAAAAGATTACCAATGGTATATCTTGGTAATCGTATACCAAGTTCTTGCGCGCGTTTTTTCACAGCTTCTTTACGAACATTTGCGGTAATTCTCTGTCTAGGTTTTGTATTACGTATAGTTCTCCGTATTTGTAGTATTCTTTCATCCAATCTTCGTAATTCAGCTTCATCAAATTCACGGTTTACGCTTTGTAACCTATCTATTTCATCGGACATTCTAGGTACATTTATAGGTGGTACTATTAACGAGTTCACGTAATTTAACAATTGTTCTCTTTCATCTGCGTCTGCTGTAAGAACAACATCGTCGTCGACATTTTCTTCATAATATCTGTTCCTATTTCTATTTTCGGTAGAAAATGGTATAGGTGGCGATACGATCGTACCATCACGCATTACTTCTCTCATAATAAAATTTTCGATACCATCTTCATCGGAATCCGAATCACAACTTGAATTTACATTTGAAAGAGTTTCGTGTACTTTTTTCATTGAATTGCACATTTCGAGATAATGTCCTTCAGGTATTATCTCGGAATTCAAATCAATTAAACGCATTAAATTTGTAAGTTCGTCCATATTTAATATCTTAAAAAAATATTAATAAAAAATCAACTAAGGTTTGGTATATCAACATTTATTTCATAAAACGCGTCTATAATTCTATTATTTGCGTTCATGAACTCACAAATCCTTTCCATTTCCAATTCGATATTATCTAATTCTACAATGTACCCATTCTGTAAACCTCTCGAATGTTCGTTAATTATACGCATATAATCGGTAAAAAACTCTCTACTATCAGTCGCATGACCAATACTTTGTAATTCTTCTATAGTAGTACAAAGAGGTAAATTTAAAGCACTACAATACGCAGTAAGTGCTTCTATTTTAAAACGAGAAGTAACGCGGTGTCTTATTTTTATTTTTGACAATGCTTTTTTGATTTCTTTCCGTGTTCTAACCAAAACCATACATCGTTCGTATATTGAATCCATGGGATTTGTTTGTAGACTAGTAGGTAGAATACGACGACGTCTAACGGTATTACCTCTATATACGTCTCTTAATTTATTACACATGTCTAAATAATCACCTTCGGATATTTCATCCACGTGATCGTCTATAAATGTCATTATTTTTCGAAGCGCATCATCGGACATTATTACTTATTAAAGATTTTTATTTTTTAATTGATAATAAAAGTAAAGCTTCCACGGCTTCACCTATTTCTTTGTGTTTTAAACAGAAACCATTCTTACCAGCTCTACAGTAACAGTTCTCGTAAGGACAATTTGGACGCATTATTATTTTTTAATATTTAAATGTAATATTTAAGCTACTTAGGTTTAATTATCATCTACAATTTCACCTTCCTCAATATCATCATCGGTCTCTTCTTCATCAAGATTAAATTCTTCTTCCTCTGACTCATCCATTTCTGTAACATCGTCGTCGATATCTTCAGGTAAAACATTATAAAGCTCTGTCCAATCTACAATTCCACGGAGTTCGTAATCATCGATTAAATTGTCCAAATCAATTTTATCCGCTATATACCAATCATCATTGAGTGTATATTTCCAATAGTCTGCGTTTTCAAGTGTTATTTTATACGGAAATAATTCAACATCAACCTTTTCGTGTTCCTTATATAATTCAATGAGTTCTAACCTCTTTTCATCCATGTATATATTATACATGTATTCCAATATACCGAGATCTCTATCGTAAACATTTTTTTTAGGTTCGTGATAAAAAGTTATAAAATGAGCTTGTCCATAAGAAGTATTTAATTTTTTTTTACGAACACCGAAATAAGCAATATAATTATTAGTATCTTTTGGTATAAGATGTTGAGGAAATCCAAATTCAGCTTTCAAACCATATACGTCAGAGTCTGTATCACATAAACTCGAACATAAACTACTAATATTATCTAATCTCCAAAGCGTGGTACAGTTTTTTAATAGTTCGTGTGTTAAATAAGGCATTGTAATTGTATATTTTATTAAAACTCATAATGTTTAAGTATGATTAAATTTTAATCAGACATCATATTATCAAGATCTCTGTTTTCGTTTCCAGGCTTAGAAGGTAAAGTTTTCATAAGCTCTGACCATTCTAATTTATTATAAGGTATATTATTTCGTAAAAGAAATTTCTCACCCGAATCAATATCAGTAAAGTATCTACTCAAATACTTAGTCCATAAATCATTAGTATTAGTGTTAATACTGCGTGGCACAAGAATGATATCATTCTTTTTATCTTTAGATAATCTGTTTATAACCATATCAATAAAAGGATCTATAATACCATCACACCCTTTATTTTCATGAAAAAATTCAACGTAACGAATATCGTCTCGTCCCAAAAGTTTACTCAATCCAATATACCCAATATAATTGAAATTCCTAGCATTACACTTAATAGGGAAATTATGGTCAGGTTTAAGTCCCCAAATTTCCATATTGAGTTTTCCATCACTCATCGTAGTAGAGAAAAGATCGTCCAATTCTTCTACTTGTTCAAGCTTTGTAGTTTGTTCTAATAATTCGTAAAAAACCGACATTTTTATATTTTTTAATATTTACATTGTATCAATCTCACTTAGGTCTGTATCAGTCGATAATAATTCTTCAGCAACTATCTGATAAAAAGCCATTTTATACGCTAAAAAACCAAAAAGTGTCGCACCCATATTAAAATCAAAAGGTAAATTCATGGAATTCCATAACGATTCTCCCAAAGCAAGAAATGTAGGTACTAACAATCTTTTATTTAAGCCTTGACTTTTTTCAATATTATCGACGTAAGATGAAAGTGAATCCACGTATATATAAGACGCTATTGTACCAACGCTCGCAGATACACCATCAATTGGTGTGTGAAAAATAAAGTGGTATGTTGAAACCGCAGCTCCGTACCTTAAAGTTGTTTTTTTTATTTTAGACTTTATTTGTTCGTATTCCGCTATACCTTCTTTTCTTCTAGTTGGACATGATATTCGAAGCGTCTTACTCCCAGGGTTTATTATAGTTAACATACTATTATATAATGTATAAAAATATATCCTTAAAATAACATATGCATGTTTCTGATATTTTAGGATGGATGGGTTGTACACTATTAACTGTAAATATAATACCACAAATTTATAAAATTCATATTACTAAAAAAGTTGAAGATGTTAGTACAACTTTTATAATAATAAACATATCGGGGTTATTAATGTATTCATGTTACGCATGGTATAATAATATATTACATATAGCTATTTCAACAACAATTAGTTCACTTTTTAGTATTTACTTATTATTTTTAAAATGTATCTATACCCTTAATTAAATAATTTGGATCCTGAAAATACTTTTTCTTAAATTCACGTTCTTTACATTTAAATTCTTCACATCTATTAATCGATTCATTTACACGAATCTGAATTTTATTTAATTCGTATTCATATAAAATTTCATCGTTTTCTTTTGATAAATTACTCCATTTATCACCAAACATAGCTCTGTACTTTAAATTAAGTCTTTCGTATTCTATCTCATTCATCATTGTTTTATACAAAATCAAACAATATGAATCATATTCATCGCGTTGGAAATCACGGAGTTCAAACTCTCGTTGAGCTAGTAATTTCATGCGTTTATAAAGTTGGCTCTCCCCATTTTTCTCTCCACTGTCTGACCAACGTTTGGAGTCTTTCCTCTGCGAATCGTGGATTTCTTCCTTTGGATTTTTCTGGGGCCCCTGGGCACACGATATTTTCATAGTCGTATTTTTGAGATTTTTCCCATATAATCCTTTGAACGTCCTCACAGAGTTCATTTGTCGCTTGACAGAAAGCGAGTTTGTAATCGTCGGTGTGTAAGTGCATGTAATCCATTTCATTTATTTAGTATTTATTATAATTCTTTATTTATATTTAAAAAACTTAGGTCTATAATGATTGAATGTTTTGTCATGTTTAGAATATTCTACAATAATAGTTTCATCGGCATCATTTTTTGCCATAAACATACCCCTAGAAGAATTTGGTGATAACATCGTATCTATATGATTTTTTATTTCTGTAACTGTATGGTCTACAGGTGTACTTGGATTTTTAGGTATTACCATATCCGCCTTATTCCAAGGTAATAAACGAGACACACTCGAGTAAAATGTAAACATGTTATTATTTATATTTATTTTTTTATATACTAAATACAAGATGGTTTCACTTCAGGAATTACCTAAAAAGGTACAGTACATAACATTAGATTCTAATTTTGTTACTGGTACAAATAGTAATTTTACATTAGACCTTAACCTTTCATCTAATACACACGTAGTTGATATTAGTAAAGTATGTGGATTAAAATTAGTCGACTTCTATGTTACACAAGTTGGTAATACGGGGGCGGGTACGGGTAATGGAGCTAAATATATAGATATCATATGTGATGATATACCAAAACCAGCACAAATACTAGATGAACGTAAAGGTCAGATATTTGCGAGAATAGCTCTAGAAAGAGATTTTGACGGTTCCAATAATTACAAAACACACGATAAACATTGGAAAAGTTTTAGTCGAGAAACAGTTTTATTCAATCCCATATCTATACAAAAACTTGATTTTGAAATATACGAATTACAGGGTGATAATACATACGATCAATTACAGGCAGACGCTGAATGGTTCATGACACTAGAAGTTACATCAATAGACGTAAAAGAAAAGCCTATAAACAGAGAAGTTCAGATTTTAGAAGCTTTACATAAACTTATCGGGAAGATTGAAGATCTTAACGTAAATGTTAAAAAGCTTCCAGATAAGGAGGATATTGATAGAATGGAAAAGGAAAAAAAGAAAAAATATCCACTTTATTACCTTTTTCTGGTAATTCTATTAATAGGAGGTGGATTTTATGTATTAAAACCTAAAAGTGTACCTACACCGATACAAGCACCTATGCCCATACAAAGATTCTAAATTCATTACGCTTTTTTAGCTGGTGCTTTTTTAGCTGGAGCCTTTTTTGTTGGAGAAACAACCTTCTTAGCGGCTGGCTTAGCGGCTGGCTTAGCGACTGGAGCTGGAGCTGGAGCTGGAGCTGGTTTAGCAACTGGGGCTGGGGCTGGGGCTGGAGTTGGTACAGCCTTTGGTGGATCGATGTGATCAGCAATGTCTTTAATAATGCTATAAATTTCTTCAGTGCGAATTTTAGATCTCGCAAGTTCAATTGTAATTTTTTCTCTAACAGAGTCCATCGTGTAATATATATAAAAGAAAGATAATCTTTATACTAAATGTTATTCATCGGACCAACTCTCCTGAGTGGTATTGGTCAACACTGTAAAAAATATATGGACCTTTTTCCTGAACAAGGTTACACTAAGTATATAGAAATAAACCAGGAAATACCAGAATCTGATAGTGCTTTTATATTCGCACTTCCCGTAAAATACTGGTTAGATAAAATACCCGAAATCAAAAGAAAGATAAAACATGTTTCGTGCATGACCGTCTGTGAAACTGAGACAGTTCACGAGGATTACGGTAAACTCTTTGATTTATTTGATAAAATTGCCGTACCAAGTGAATATTGTAAAAAAATATTTGAACGACAATTCCCGACTAAACACTTTTATGTCGTACACGCACACATACCCGATAAACGACCCTATACATTTTATCATATAGGTAACGTATACGATCCACGTAAAAATTTTAATAAAATATTAGAGTGTTTTATTCGGTTAAATAAACCCGATGCGCGATTAATTGTTAAAGCAACCTGTAATCGACCAGTTAATATAAGTATACCAAATGTTACAGTAATTAACGATCTTTTACCAGATGAATACATGGAAGATATACATAATAAATCCGATTGTTACGTAAGTTTTTCATCTTCTGAAGGTGTAGGCATGGGTGCCGTAGAAGCAGCAATAAGAAATAAACCAGTGATTATAACGGATTATGGAGGCGCAACAGAATATATAGAAACGCCATACATAATAAACTGCGAACTTCAAAAATTACCAAGAGATGATTTTTTATACAAAGCTGGTATGGAATGGGGTAAACCTGATATAAACCAACTTATGGAGTTTATGGAAGATGCGTATAACAAGAAATTAAGGTATATGGATCATCCAAAAACAAGAATGTTAACGTGTAAAGAAAATGTTTTACAGGAATTCGTCGTTAATATAATTCGTAGCGAGAACGATAATACCAGTTAAAACGGTACCAGATGTGAGTGAACCTCTTTGCGCAATAAGCATCGCAACTATATCATCTATCAATTTAATATTAGTTGGTTTTTTAAAGAGTTCTGGTATAAGCTGAGAAAGTGCGAGGTAAAGTGCCATTGCTATTATAACAGGTCTGAGTGTTTCTTGATCTAACATTTTACTATTACAATATATTTAAATTTTAGGTTTATGTTTTTTACAATAATTCCCACAAGATGCTTTGAAATTACATCTTTTACCACTCATTGTCATGGCAATACATATGTTAGTTTTTGTTCTATTTTCTATTTTCTGTTCGGGAACATTTTCAATAAATTTGATTTTATATTTTTCCCTCTTATCATCGTACTGTTTGCGAGACTCCCTGAGTTTATGAATACTTCTCGCAAACCGTTCACATTTCTCACTCTGATTTTTATATAAACCTCGAGCAATATCTAAATCCTTTTGTTCATACGACATGTTCATTTCTATTTCGATTTCTAATATATTTTATATATTTTACAACTGAGGTTATAAAAATACATGTAATTATACCATTACATAAAACATAATACCAAATATATTCATAAAACCCTAAAAATGTTGTTACTAACATTGCAATCATAACATAAATAGTATATAAGAAAATACCATGTATACTGTTATTTTGTATACTATGTAATGGTAACACACATGCCAAACAATTAATTATAGTTAAGAGATTATCATACAAAATTGTATAATGTATACTTGCTAAAACTAAAAATACATTTAACCAAGATATCGTGACCGAATTAAACAATTCATACTCAGGTTCCTGTTGTTGAACTTGTTGTGTTTCATTATTAGGTAAAACATCTAATACAGATGGTCTTTCCATGTTATGGTTTACACCTATAACTGATGTTCCATCGGGTTGTCTAATTTCATTATAGTACATAAAAGAATAGATTGTTTTTCTTTTATGTATTTTAATTGTAAAGGATTTTGTTTTAGTTGTAACGCACCTTTAGATCCATATATTAAATCAAATAATTATGAAGTTCGCGAACTTATTAGACAATATAGACGTATTAAACCTTTATGGTTATACAATAACGAAATGTACTATAAGTTTTATGGTTTAAAACTAAAACGTGTATGTTATTCTTGTTTTATAAATATAAAAAAACCAAATATTAAAGTATTAAGAGATATAGAAATAGGTAAACTTAAACCATTGCCTAAAAAATCTTTGGCAATGAATAAAACGAGTCTTTTATTATGGTACGATTCGTTACGTAGATATGTATCAAAAAATTTTAAAAATAAACAAATGATTGTGTATAACAATATTTAAAAAATTGTATTGTAATAAGTAGTATGTGCGATACAAGTGGACCAGACACAGGCGCTATATTATCACTCAATGCGATAGGTAAACAGGACACTTATTTGTTAGAAAACAAATACACAAATTCGTTATTTAATTACGATAATAAACAACATTCTAATTTTACAAAGTTTCATAAAAGTACAAATATAATTAAACCAGGTAATGCTAAAGCAAATTGGCCATTCGGTGAAACAGTAAAAGTCACTCTTAACCCAAGGAATATGGGAGATCTTTTGTCGAATATGTATATTTCCATGGAACTTCCAGGATTACCATCCGGTGGTGGTAATGATTATTATTACGCAGATCAAATTGGTAGACATGTAATTGAATCTATAGTAATGCGAGTTGATGAAACAATCATCGAAACATTTCACGCAGATTGGGGAATAATATACGATGAACTTTATTTAGATGAGTCGGAAAAAAGAACAAAAAGATACACAATTAACAGAAATTTAGCTGAAGATACATCTTTGTTAGCTGGTAATCAAATATATAGTCAGTTTAATTCAAAATTGTTTATACCTATACCTTTTTTCTTCTCAAGAAAATACGAAGGTGATGAATACGAAACAAATAAACCAAATAGACCATACTTTCCAACGTGTGCTATTACTAAACAAAAAATCCAGTTTGAAATAAAATTCAGACCACAAACATTTTTTACTGATTATACGAGTACTATAACATTAAACAGCTTTGATGTAGTAACTGAAGAAATCACGATAGAACATAGTGAACGCTCATATATCACTAATAATAAACATGTTATGATTACTGATTTGGTACAAAAACATCCTTCAGTTGATATACCATCAGGTGAAACCAATGCTAAATTAGAACTTGTTCCAAAAATACCAGTTAAAAGTATTAATTGGTTTTTTAGACAAGAAGCCTTTGAAAATGAAACTATACACACGGGAGGTAATAATTTATTAGCAAATGTGTTCGCTAATAGGTATAATTTTTCGTCTAACGTACAGTATTCTATACAAAATGAATTTTATAACGCACCAATGGTAAGTGCTAAAATATTTATAAACGGTGAGGATGTTCCAGGTTTTCAAGATACTGATCATAAATATTTCAAATATACTGTACCATTATCTAACCGTTTATCTAGACCATATAGAAATATATACACGTATGCATTCTCGATGAATCCGATTAATGTGGAACCATCGGGAAGCTTAGATTTTAGTCAGATTAAATCTGATAGAACTGTTTTAGATGTAAAAATGACAAGTGGGTTAACAAGTGACTATACACTTAATATGTATTACGTAGGTTATCAAACACTTTCATTTGAAAATGGTTTCATGACGCGCGCTTATTAAATAATTGTAACTTATGGTCTTTTATGTAATCTATTATGTTGTTTTTTATACACCATCTAATGAAATTTAACTGAGCTACAGTGGTATGAATTTCATTAGTTGTACCCGGTATAGTATATGTAATTTTATCTGCTCTACAGAATGGATCAAATAACTTTTTACTATACCCATCCAAACTCGATTTATATGCTACGTGAACGCTAAAAATTTTACCGTCGCAAGTCTTATAAGTCAAATTATTTTTTTTAGAATAATTTGTAATAAACCATTCTAAATTTCGCAACGATATACCACCCGATTTATTTAATATTTGTGTCAATATATCACGGTTTTCAGATACCTCATAGAATTTATTTATAGATGTTAATAGTACATTTGATCTATTCATAATATATATTCTATCAGGCATAACTTTAAGTAACTTTGTTTAATACACCGTATCAAACACTATTGGATTATCATCACTAGAATAATCACTTTCATTTGATATGTTAGAACTAGACTTGTGTGTATATTCAAGGCTTGTTCGAATAGGTACATCTTTTATGGTTACGTTTTTAGCACATCTTTTACAAAAATGGAATTCCCCCATATTTCGTACGGCTAATTGACTACATACGGTATTCCTATTAGTAATACCAAGACATAAAATACCATTCATATGTGATTTTTTATGAGTATCTTTAATCAGATCTATATTCGATTTTAAATCAATTATACTCTTATTTTCCCTATGTACACGTTCTAATGCTTTACATATCTCTTGGTCTATTATAGTATATGTATGTCTTAACATAGAAGATATAAAATCAGAACACTCTTTATTATTATATTCACGTTCGTTCAATATTTCTGGCATTTCTACGTCATTGTCTTCATTTACAAATCGACAATTTCTTGAAAAATCAGTAAAACGCATGTTATTATACCGAGATGACAATTCCCTGTATAATTTAACAAGTTTTGCTTGAATAGCTTGTTTTAACTTTTTTTCGTATGTGATATACACTTCCCTAAATATACAATCCATGGTGATATCTTATTACATATACTATTCTATTTTTTAAGTTTAAATATATCTGATATACGTCTTTGTTTAGGATCGTAATCACATAATCTACTACGCTTTTCGGGTTTAGATCTTTTTATGAGTTGTCCAAATATCTCTTCTTTTGGATCGTCAAATAACGGATCGATCAAATCACAAACAGGGTTAATAAATTTATTAAGGAAATAATAAGGATAATCTATCTCCATATTATTATCGAGCGCATACTTCGGATCTTCAGCTTTCTCGTATGCTTTTGCCCTAGGATCCCATGTTTTACATAAAATATAAGGAACTCTATCACCAGATTGTGGTTCAGAACCAGGTTGTCTATCACGCATTTTATTACGGACCTGTACGTGTGGTAAATTATCAGACTTATAGGAATCACCCAACTGTTGCGAAAGTATAAGTTTTTCATTAGGAACAGATCCACCCAATAATTCAACCGCGCGTTGTAAAGCAAGTGCTTTTGGAGCAGTTGTATCGTTACTTTCAAGAATAACATCGAGTAGCTCTTTACATACTTCACGCATATATGGTGTATTATCTCGACGAACAAGTTGAAGACCTTTTACGTCTATATAATCCATATTCATTTTACCATCTTTACCTTGTGTCCAAAGCTTTGCCGCATACCTTTTCTTTGAATATAAAAAATATGGATAATACACCTTTTCAAGTTCGAGATTATTTGGTTTCTTAAAAAGTTTTGTACATTCTTCCGCGGCACGTTCACCAAGTTCCCAACTATATTTAATAGCATCTTCACCTTTACGTTCACCGACGTCAAATTCAACCATAACAGAATCAGTATCCCCATACCTTACCTTTGCTCCCGGATAATGCTTTTCGACGTAATTCTTTGTATCCTCTATCATCATACGACCCTTCATAGTCGTTGAAGACGCTATAGGTACACACGGTAACATACCTTTAGACGCACCGGTAAAACCGTATACGGAGTTCATGGAAATTTTATATGCCAATTGTTTACCATTATACATTTCCTTTAAAGATCCTGTTGAATTAGCCATATCGCGCTTAGCTTGTTTTCTAAACTGTTTAAGTTCTGTTAAAATACTCGGTATAAGACTCGGTACATTTTGTACAAATTTATGTTTACCAAACGTTTCGATTTCTAAATCAGGATAAAACTTTTTATTTTCATAAATTGGATCCAAAATCAATGTCGAATAACACAAATTGTGTCCTACCATTATAGATGGATATAGGGCTTCAAAATCAAGGGCGGTTATAGGTGTATAATACGCACCCTTTTGTGCTTCAAGAACGGTCGCACCTTCGTACCCATCGACGAGACCCTGACCCCATTCTATAGTAGGAACAAGGTACCCCATTTCCCTCGCTTTTTTAGTTAACTGACTAAACACTTTAATCTGTTGACCTCTCTCTACTAAATAACATAACGGAACCCACGTCGCCTTTGCCATCTCAAGAAGATTTACAAGTGTACACAGTTTAGAAAGTAATCTATGAGGAAGTAAAGTATCCTTTATACAATATTCTGCGACCTCACGTAACTTTATCGGATCTCCTTCTTTAAAACGAGCAAACATTTCCCTCGCGGGCATATCAATTTTTTGGTCACCAAGGTATAATTTAGAAACGTTATCGAGTTTATACGAATCGAGTTTGTACCCTTTTTTAACTTCATGAAACATATCAAAAATGAAACGACCGGGTATAGGCAATAGTTTAAGTTCATTATCACCAAGTGCGCTAGAAGATAACTTCTTTATTTTCATCTCACATTTATGGTTCCTAAGTTTACTCATTTCATAAAAGGAACTAGAACACCCTACATTTTTTGCGCGTGTCATTATATAATTCATATCAAAACCAAATATGTTCCAACCCGTAATGATATCAACGTCCATTTTTAATAGATAATTGCTAAACGCCTCAAGCATACTCTTTTCCGAATCATAACTCAAAATAGAACAATCTTTTAATTCTGGATCTGTCTTTTTATAACAGAAACACGTCTTATCGTAAGGCACATCTGTACCAAAATAACAAAGTGATACTGCTATTTGAAAACAACAATCACCGGGAATATCAGCGTCAGGAAATTTACCAGTAGAGCTATTACACTCAATATCAAGTGAAGCTACGACGAAAGGTGCGGTTTCTGGTTTATCAACTGGTTTAAGTTTTGTCCAATCTGAACACTTTAGATCTAAGTCCGTATTAGCATACTCTACGTGTATACAATCATCACCAGAATCTAACCACCCAGTCGATTGAATACCTGTAATATGCATTAATCTCAGTACAGGGTCTAAATTAGATTCGTAAAGTTTCAATTTAACATATTCCGGTGTTAGAATTACACGGGGTTCACCGTTTTCATCATCAACAGGTGGTAAAATATCTTCGCGTAGTATACGCAATGAGTGTTTTAATAAGTACGACACTTTGCGACGATGAGCTAACGTATCAAAATTAAGTTTCATAAAATAAAATTTTTTACTATTCTGAAATCCCCAAACATCCATAGAAGACTGTATATCGTAACTCATTTTTAAACCAGGACACGAACTCATAATACCATCGTAATATGTTTCAGCGTGTCTATTATACTCATCAGTAGGAAGTTTTATAAATAAATAAGGTGAAAATGTGGTTGTTACGCATACAGATTTACGATCCTCTGTCCTTCCAAAAATATGTATTAAGTGTTCGCCATATTTATCTTCAGTTTCCCATGTGAGTGCTTGAAAAACAACCATGTCTATTATTACGTTAATGCTCAATTTTTTTAATATACTATATTAGTAAAATATGTCAGCTGCTTTGATTGACCTCGTATCGGTCGGTGCCCAAGATGTGTACATCACAGGCGACCCACAAGTCTCGTTCTTCAGACAAAACTATAAACGTCACACCAACTTCGCAATTAAACCAGAACGCCTCGATTATATCGGTACGTTTGGTTCGGGAAACGAAATTTCTATCCCAATTAAATCCAAAGGGGATCTCTTAAGCTATGTATGGATTGAAGGTACAAACATTAACAATAAGGATAATGATGGAAGTATATATAATTACAACGATATAACTTCACCAACCGAATTTTCACTTTGGGTAGGTGGTCAAGAAGTTTCCAAGATAGATTCAGGATTCATCAATACTGCACACGCCGCTCTTTATAACACTACACAAGCTAAAGCTTCTGCGTGGTCCAGTTGCGACGATAAAGGTGAAAACTCATCGGACGATTCCTACGTTATCCCATTCTTCTTCAGTGAAGATTGGACCAAATCTTTACCCCTCGTCGGTCTCCAATACCATCAGGTTGAAATCAGAATCAAGTGTAGAAACGGTACATTTGACCCAGAGTCTACACCAAAGGTATATGGTTCATACATCTTCCTCGACACGGAGGAACGCGAATTCTTTGCTAAAACAGAACATGAGATGCTTATCACACAAACACAGTTCCAACCAATGACTGGTGATGAACAAACCATCGATCTTACGTACCTTAACCACCCCGTTAAGGCCGTACACATTGCCGCGTTTGGTACATCCGCAGCCTATACATTCGGTTCAGGGGGTACTGCGTCCATGTTTATTAACGGTACACCACTCTTCGAAGACATGTCTCTCGAATACCATCGTAACGTTGTTCCAACTAGACATTGTTCGTACTTCCCACCAGGGGCAAAAGACGAACCAATTGCGACATGGCCATTCGCACTCACTATAGATAAATCACAACCAACAGGTACATTAAACTTTTCGCGTATAGATAGTGCTAAAATAACAATTTCCAAGACCCCAGTAACAGCCAATATAGACTTTATTCGCGCGTATGCGGTCAACTATAACATTCTCAGGATTAAGAATGGTATGGGTGGTGTCGCATTCGGTAATTAATGTATTATTTAACCAGAAGAACCAAATCCTCTATTAGCACGCATAGTCTTTTGCAATTCATTCACCTCCTCGATAAGAGGTGTCATACACTTTTCTAAAATTAACTGAGCAATCTTATCACCCTTTTTAATTTCGAACGGAACCGACCCGAGATTAAATAGGCAAACTTTCAATTCACCCGTATAATCAGGATCAATCACACCCGCACCAACATGGATCCCGTATTTTACAGTTAGTCCCGATCTCGGTGCTATGCGCCCATAACATCCCATAGGAATAGTCGCACAAACACCCGTACTTACAATATCCCTGGAATTTGGTTGAATATACAAGTCATTTAAACTGTATAAATCGTACCCAACAGAACCCGGGGAAGCACGCGTTGGTAAAGTCGCATCTAGTGTTAATCGCTTAATTTGAAGTGTTTCTTCGGAAGACATTTTTATTTATATTACACTCTTTTTCTTTATGTCATTAAAAATAAATAAATAAATTAATATAAACATTTAAGACTATAAAATCGTAAAATGAGTCTGAAAATTATTATGGGAAACATGTTTTCAGGTAAAACTACAGAACTTGTCAGGCGCTTGAAAAGGTATGAAGTTATAGGGAAACGTATACTCGTCATAAACTCGAGTAAAGATACACGGTGTTTAGAACACGTTCTACGAACGCACGATAACATGAAATTTGATTGTATAAAAACAAATGACCTAAACGAACTCAATTACCAAGACGTTGATGTAATAGCCATAGACGAAGCACAGTTTTTTATAGGGTTAAAAGTTTTTGTAGAAAAAGTACTCAAACGTGGTAAAACCGTAATTTTAACAGGTTTAGATGGTGATTATAAACAAGGGAAAATAGGTGAGATCATAGATTGTATACCACTCGCAGATAAAGTTTTTAAATTATCTGCGATGTGCATGGAATGTATGGACGGTACACATGGACCATTCACGAAACGTATTGTTGATAATACAGAAACAGAACTCATAGGTGGTAAAGAAATGTATAGAGCCGTGTGTCGAAAACATTTATAAATATATTTTCTCAGTGTATCTCAAATGGAACCAACAGTCTCAGTAAAAAATTCGTCATTAACAGACACACAAATAGCATTGCTCACAATACCAGCAATAACAGTGATTACACTCGCTGTTCTTATTCTATTGAATAAAACGACGAGAAAAAACCCATTCGCGTATATTTCATTATTCATGGCGAGTATTCATTTATACCATCATTACACACTTATCGGTCTACAAAATAAACATTAGATACATAAAGTAATAACACGTGTATTGTATAAAACATGTTTATGATAGAAGAACCTTACGGCTTATCGCAATTCCAGTGCTGGATAATATCACTCACTCTCGGTATTGTGTTAATAAAAAGAAAAAGACGCGGTGAAAAATATATACAAACTACCGAAACCGAACCTGAAACTGAACCCGAACTCAAAAAAGAATCATAAAATTTCTTACTCTATAATAAATGCGCGTTCATTTGAAAAAAAGCCCCAGAATCGATAAAAAGTTTAGAGTTACTTTTGAAAATGGAAAAATAGTTGATTTTGGTGCTAAAGGGTATTCGGATTATACAATACACAAAAACCCTTTACGTATGCGTTCGTATGTAACGCGACACGGCGGTTTTGTACCTTACATGGTACAAAAACAAACCGATCTTAAATTAGTTCATAAAAATATGCTCGATGTTACACGAAGCGATAAAGAAAACTGGGGTAAAACAGGTTTTTATACCGCCGGGTTCTGGTCGAGGTGGCTTTTATGGAGTCACCCAGAATTAAAAGATGCTAAACAATTACTAACTAAGAAATTTGATTTAACTTTTGTTTAATACCTCGTCGTTTAAGATTTGCTTTTAAAGCTGTCATTAAATTTGCACGTGGATCTCTTTTAGTTGGAACTGGTGGCGCTGATGGTACACGTTTAGGTGGAACTGGTGGTGCTGGTGGAATTGGTGGTTTTGGTTTCGGTACAGATTGTGGTGCTTTGGGTTTACTTACAGTAGGTGTAGACGATGAACCACCCATCTCCTTAAATAACGATTTACACGTACGTAAAAGTTTTTT